AATTATCAAGAAGAAGTTACAGAGTTTGTCAAGCCATACCTAGATTTTATTAATACGTGGGATTGGTACGATAAAAAGATGTATTTGATTTATATTACAAACAACGTTTCGATGCGTAAAATGGCAAAGGAATCAGGAATACCGTTGATGAATATATTTCAAACTATTCAGAGATGTAAATTAAAAATAAAGTTATGGCAAAAAGAAAATCAAAAGGCTTAGGCGATACGATTGAAGCAATCACAGAAGCAACTGGAATTAAAGCAGGAGTTGAAGCGTTATCAAAAGCATTAGATTGGGATTGTGGATGTGATGAGCGTAAGGAAAAGCTAAACGCATTATTCCCATACAAGAAGCCTAATTGTTTAAGCGAGGAAGATTATAACTATTTAAAAGAGTTCTTTGCTACAAACGTAAATACATTAAGTTTGAAGACACAAAGAGAGCTGCAAGCTATTTATCTAGCGGTATTTAATACTCCTTTTGTTGATTCATCTTGCCCATCGTGCTGGAGAGATATGCTAGGGCAGTTAAGAAAGGTTTATAACGAATTTTAAAATATAGTCAGGTGGCGGAATGGTAGACGCTAAACCTTAGTTGACAATGAACAATATACATACCTGAGGTTCAAAAGTCGCTATTGTATATTAAAATCCCGTACATGGTATGTGTGGGTGTACAGGTTCGAATCCTGTCCTGACTACAAAATTAATTTGGATTTCAATTTTTTTCAATGGAAGAGGAAGTAGTTAAAAAAAGAGGTGGTGCAAGACCAAATAGTGGTAGAATGAAGAAAGATGAAGTGCTTTCTTTAATTGAAACTATGGATGCAGTCTGTGTACCTGAAACAGTTTGGCTAAAACTAAGCGAGAAAGTAGTTGATGGCGATACTAATGCAATGAAGGTTTGGCTTCAATATCGTTACGGAATGCCAAAACAAGTTATTGATCAAAATACAACGCACACAATCAACGATTTCGATTTAAAAGACATCGTAAACTTTAAGTGATAGAACTTAATAAAAAATACATTCCGCTTTTTGCAAGCGATTCAAGGTATTACGTTATAACTGGAGGTCGTGGCTCAGGGAAATCATTTGCTCTAAACTCATTCCTTTTGCTTCTAACGTACGAAGTTGGACACGTTATACTATTTACTCGCTATACCCTAGTTTCAGCTCATATCTCAATTATTCCAGAGTTTGTTGAAAAGATAGAAATGGCTGGACTAGAGAATGATTTCTCAATCACAAAGGATGAAATTATAAATCTAAAAACTAAGTCCAAGATTCTATTTAAAGGAATCAAGACATCATCAGGAACTCAGACCGCTAATCTTAAATCGCTTTCGGGTGTCACTACATTTGTCTTGGATGAGGCAGAAGAGCTTGTAGATGAGGATGTATTTGATAAGATTGATTTATCTGTTAGACATAATACAAAGCAGAATAGGGTAATTCTTATTCTTAACCCAACAACAAAAGAGCATTTTATCTATCAAAGATTCTTTGAAGCTCGTGGTGTGGAGGCAGGAGAATCTACCACAAAGCAAGACACGACTTACATACATACAACCTACCTAGATAACATCGAGAATCTGAGTGATTCATTCATTACACAAATTGAATCGCTTAAAGAGCAAAACAGAAAGAAATACCAGCATCAGATTCTAGGAGGTTGGTTAGACAAAGCAGAAGGAGTTGTATTTACTAATTGGAGCTTTGGAAATTTTAATCCTGATAATTTACAGACATCTTTTGGACAAGACTTTGGATTCTCAATAGATCCTACAACGCTAGTAGAGGTAGCCATTGATAAGAACAAGCGGAAGATTTATGTCAAGGAGCATTTGTACAAACCAAAGCTAACAACAAGTGAGATTGCAGTAATTAACAAGCAGGTTTGTGGTAATGGATTAATCGTAGCAGATAGTGCAGAGCCTAGACTTATCGCAGAGCTTCAGAATCAGCGTTGTAATATCGTAGCAACTGAGAAAGGAGCTGGATCGATTACTGCTGGACTAGCTTTGATGCAGGATTATGAAATAGTTTTAGAACCTAACTCCCAAAACATTGCAAAAGAACTTAACAACTACATTTACTCAGATAAGAAGTCTGGATTGGTCATCGACAACTACAATCACGCTATTGATGCCATACGCTACAACGTGTTCTATCACTTGTCTAATCCCAATAAAGGGCAGTATTTCGTGTACTAATAACAAAAAAATCAACTTAACGTTTATCTAATATGAAGCTAGAACTTAATGTTCCTACCAGTCTGAGTGAAATTAAATTGGCTCAATACCAAAAGTTTTTAAAGATTGTGGAGCAAAATGAAGATTCAGAGTTTTTGCATCAAAAGATGGTGCAATTATTTTGCGGAGTAGATTTAAAGCAAATTGCAAGCATCAAGCACAAGGATGTAATGGACATCACAAAGTCTTTGACTGAGATGTTTAATGTAAAGCACAAATTTATTCCTCGTTTTAAAATGGGAGGTGTTGAGTTTGGATTTATTCCTAATCTTGATGAGATGACTCAGGGCGAGTTTGTTGATTTGGATACCTATATTTCTGAATGGAAAGAGATGCACAAAGTAATGGCAGTTCTTTACAGACCAATTAAAAAGAAAGTAGGCGATAAATATGAGATTGAAGATTACAATGGATCTATAACCTATTCCGATGTAATGAAACACGCTCCTTTAGATGTTGTTCTTGGTGCGAATGTTTTTTTTTATCATTTAGGCAACGAATTAATGATGAGTACCCTGACTTATTTGGAGGAGAATCCGCAGATGCAACCTTTAGCGAGCAAGCACAATTTGGAAAACGATGGGGATGGTATAGCTCATTCTATGCACTTGCTCAAGGAGACATTAGAAGGTTTGATGAAATTTCAAAACTTCCCCTTAGACAATGCTTAACTTACTTAACGTTTGAGAAGCAAAAGACAGATATAGAAATTAAAATGCTTAATAAGAAATAATGAACGGATACTTTTATATTGTTAATACTTTAAAAACCTATTTAAAAGCTAATCCTTTTATTAATACGGTTTCTATTGGGGACATTTTTGCAGTTGATTTAACCAAGCAAACAATGTTTCCTTTGTCTCATATAATTGTAAACAACGCTACGCTTGCAGAAGTAACTACCAGCTTAAACATCTCAATCCTATTTATGGATATTGTAGATGATTCAAAGGCAGAGATTACTGACATTTGGGAAGGCAATGACAATGAGCAGGATGTATTAAACACACGCTTAGCAGTTGCACAAAGACTTACGGCTGACTTAATGCGTGGCTCATTGTACACAAGTCAAGTTGTAATTAGTGGAGAGCCAAGTGCAGAGCCATTCACAGATAGATTTGAAAACAAGATTGCAGGTTGGACTCTTACATTTGATGTGATTGTGCCAAATGATATTACTATTTGCTAATGGAACTGAAAGAAACACAAGCCACAATCAAGAGATTTAGGGACTATGTGGTTTCTCAATCCAAAGCAAACTTGACTAGGCAAGGTAAAAACTTTACTAAAAATCTTTACAATAGCATTAAAGGCGAGATTGTTAATGAAGCTAATTATACGATTGTAGGCTTTATAATGGATGAACACGGAGCTTACCAAGATCAAGGTGTGAGAGGTTCTAAATCATCAAGTAAAGCACCAAATAGTCCTTATAAATTTGGGAGTGGTAGAGGCAAAAAAGGTGGACTTACAAACGGAATTAGCAAGTGGGTAGAAAGAAAGAAGATACAATTTAGAGATAGAGAAAGCGGAAAGTATTTAAGCTATAAATCAACGGCTTACATTATTACTAGAAGCATTTTTACAACTGGATTAAAGCCTAGCTTATTTTTTACAAAGCCATTTGAGAAAGGATATCAAAAATATATTAACATAGATTTGATGAAAGCATTTAGCCAAGATGTTGATACCATTATAGATTATAATTTAAAAGCAAAATGATAATTAACGCAAGAAGTCCTTACTTTATAACGGTAAACGAAACAAGCCAGCTAGGATCTAAAATAGAATTGTTTTTGTGGAATGATGGAGCTTCTGAGCCGTCAACTGCAACTTACACTTTTTCAAAATCTATTGCCTCCACATCGCAAAGAGCAAACGTTTATAATATCTCGCCTTACGTTCGTGAGTATATTGATAACGTAGCCCCAGATGATACAACAGAATTAATGTGGGTTAATATCAAAATCAAACGCTACAAAGAAGCAACACTTGGCTCATATACGTTATTAGATACAACTACTCACGCAGGTGTTAATGGTTATACGCTTTACACCGATGGATACAATAAGACAGATGAAAACGATGAGTTTGTAGTTCTTGCTAATAATAACATTGAGATTACTTACGAAGAAGGAATTGCGGAGGCAGAATATCCTTATGTAAACGTGTATGCTGATTTAACATCTCCTGCTGAGATTAGAGCAGTTTATAAAGATAAGCACGGCAGAAACGAGGTAACTGTTACATACGACACAGGAGACAAAGGAGTTATCAAGATCCCATTTAGAACGACTTCAATTAAATATAACAAAGGGAATACTTTAGCAATTCAATGGAGACCAACTGGAGAATATACAGATGCGACTAAAACATTTGTAGTTACTCCTATTTGCGAGCCTAAATTTACTCCAGTTCAATGTGCTTTTATTAACCGATATGGTGGCTGGCAATTCTTGACTTTCTTTAAAGCTCAAACAAATACTATCCAAACGCAAGGCACAACTTTTAGAATGCTACCTAGTGCAGTCAATTATGACACAAGCAAAGCACAGACAAAATCATTTAATATCAACGGAACGCAAAACATCAAATTAAACACAGGATGGATTGATGAGAATTATTCTGAATTGATTCAAGATTTAATGCTTTCAGAAACTATTTTATTGGATGGTAAGCCAGTTGAGATATTAACGACTGCAAGCGATTTAAAAACTTCGTTAAAAGATCGCAACATAAATTATGAGTTGGAGTTCCAATATGGTTATAGCTTAATAAACAACGTGATTTAATGGTAATTGTAGCTTTATATATTTATGATGATGTTACTGGTTTAGCTAATCGTGTTGAGTTATTCAATGATGAGAAGATAAGTGTCACTTCATCTGTTCAAAATGTAAATGACATTTCTAAAATCTTTACCGATTTTTCTCAATCGTTTACCGTTCCTGCAAATGCCCACAACAATGCAATTTTTAAGCATTGGTACGAGAACTCAATTGATGGAGGTTTTGATGCTAGAACACGAAAGAATGCGTTCATAGAGCTTGATACAATCAGTTTTAGAAAAGGGAAAATACAATTAGAGAAAGTTAGCTATAAAAAAGGCGAGCCTGATAATTATCAATTGGTTTTTTTTGGATCTCTTATTTCATTAAAGGATGCTTTTGGAGGTAAGTTTTTAAAAGATTTAGATTTAAGCACATTAAATTTTAGCTATTCAGGAACAGTTGTTAAAACTCGTGTTACTGCTGGAGCAGGCAATGATGTAATGTTTCCATTAATATCATCAAAAAATGTTTGGGGAAGAGGATCAGGAAGTATTTATGATATAACAAATACATCAACACCTATATATTATTCTGATTTATTTCCTGCGGTAAGAGTTAGCAAAGTATTTGATGCTATTGCCTCAAGTTTAGGTGTAACATTTGATGGTGCATTTTTGAGTGATGCAAGATTTACTCGTGCATTCTTGTGGTTAAAAAATAGTGAAACGTTTCAGCTAAAGACAGTTGCAAACAAATTAAACTTTCAAACAAATACTTCAACAACTGGAACGCAAGGCATATTTAACGTATTTAGCGACACACTAAACTATATAAAGCCTACTGCTCCAGAATATCAATCTCAATCGAACATCACTATTACATTTAGTGTGCCATCGGTTGGACAAGATGCTCAGTTGTTTTATTTCTATGTTTACAAAGATGGTGTTGTAATAAATACGCAGAGTTATTTGACTCAAACTTCTCCAATGTATTTAGAATTACCATTGCAAGAATCAGGAGCTTATACGTTTTATATTGCATCAACTGCTGCAATCTCATTCACATCTGTTTACTATTACGAGACTGGTCGAATGGATGGAAGCACTTACACGAAGATGACTGATTTAACTGTCACTCAAAGCACAACGCAGACAACAACAACAACATTGGCAGTAAATCAATATATGCCAGAAATGACAATTGAAGAATTTTTTAGTGGAATTTTAAAGATGTTTAATCTGACTTGTTATTCTGAGGTTACAGGTGTGTTTAAGATTGAGCAACTAGAAGATTGGTACACTAATGGAGAAACAAGAGATATTACAACCTACATCATAGGAGATGAATTTGATATTGAACGAAGTAAGGCTTATAAAAAAGTAAACTTTAAATATCAAAAAGGAGAATCTTTTTTGAATGAAGAATTTATGTCTCGTTCTAAAGTTCCTTATGGAGATTTATATTATGAATTAGATAACGATGGTCAAGAATATACAATTGAATTGCCATTTGAAATTATAATGCAAAGCAAATTTACTGGTTCTAATATGCAAGTAGGATACGCATTAAAGCCTAGTTATATTCCTTATATACCAAAGCCTGTTATTTTATACGACTATGGTTCTACACAAACTGTTTCATCTTATAAATTTAATGATGGCACTTCAACAACAAGTGTAACAACTGCAAACATATTTGGACAAGACACTTCAATTAGCTCTGTAAACTACACGCTTAATTTTGGTGCGGAACAATCAACTTACACAGGTAATGTTGAGGAGCAATCATTATACGCTAATTATTACTCATCATATTTAGATAACATTTTTAGCGATAAGTCAAGAATCTTTAAAATGAAGGCGATGTTTCCAACTTCATTGCTTTCTGAGATAAAAGTAAATGATCGTGTAATTATTAGAGACAAGCGTTATACAATTAATACGTTTACAACGGACTTAACTACTGGAGAGGTAAGCCTAGAATTATTAACTGATTTCAGAGATATATGATAAAGCAAATAATGTTGTTACTAAATGGATTAGACCATTACTCTCGAAGCGAAAATATAGAAATCGCTAAAGGTAAATACGAGTATCCAAAAACATTTACAGGATTTTTTAAACAAGTTAAACGAGAAATAAAATGGCGGAAAAGAAAATAGTTGATTTAGTAATCAAAGAAAATCTTCAGGAAACAGAAAGCCATTTAAAAGATTTAACTGGTCAAATAAATACATCCAAAAAAGCAGTTGATAGCTTACAACAATCGTTTGAACATTTAAATGATGCAGCTATTAATACAGATGCTACATTCGAAGAAGTCTATGGAGATTTAAAGCCATTAACTGCAAGAATGGGCGAGGCTGAAGATAGATTATATGAACTATCTTTGGCAGGAAAGCAAGGCACGTTAGAATTTCAAACATTATTGCAAACTGTTGGGAACTATCGTAAGGTGCAAATCCAAACTGATTTAGCAGTTGATAGTGCAGCAACTACATTAACTCAAAAACTAGGTGGCTCACTTGAATATGTGTCAGGGGCATTTGCAGCAACTCAGGGAGCATTAGCCATATTTGGCAAAGAAAATAAAGATGTTGAGCAGGCAATCCTAAAAGTTCAATCAGCTCTTGCTATTACTCAAGGATTCGCAGCAATGCGTGAAGGAGCAAATAGTGTAAAGCAATTAGGAGCGGCAATTAAAAGCCTTACCATATTCCAAACTGCATACAATTTTATTAACAATGCAACATCAACAGGATTAAAGGTACTTCGTGGTGCTTTAATTTCAACTGGTATTGGTGCATTGGTAATTGGAGTTGGTTTACTAATTGCAAACTTTGATAAACTAAAGAAATTAGCACTTAATCTTGTTCCTAGTCTTGGAAAGGTTGGCGATGTTGTTGGTGGTTTATACGATCAATTTACCGACTTTGTTGGCATTACTACTGAGGCAAGTAGAGCAATGGAGAAAATGCAGAAGGATGCAGAAAAATCATTACAATCAAATGCTAAATTTTTAAAGGAACATGGCACTCAAATTGATGAATATACAAAGCAAAAGATTGAGGCTAAGAATGAATACTATGAGGCTTTAAAAGAGGACAATGCAGACCAAGTAGCTTTGGCTAAAGAGCTTAATCGTAAACTTGCTAAGATAGACAAAGAAAGAGATGATGCAGACAAAGCAAAAGCTAAGGAGAAAAAAGCTGCTCAAAAAGAAAAAGATGACGATGCAAAGGCAAAAATAAAGGAGTACAATGATTCAATTAAAAATGCAACTAAAGCATTTTATGATGAGATTGCTGACTTAGAAGCAACGACTGAACAAGCCAAATTAGATTTGTGGCTCAAAAGAAAAAAGGCGGAGATTGATTTGCTTGCTAAAAACGAAAAGGATAAAAATACTCTTTTACTTGCTCTTCAAAAAGATTACAACATAAAACAAGAAGCATTAGATTACCAGTCTATGCTTAATACTCAAAAGGCAAGAGAAGAAGGCGAACAAGCGTGGGCAGATTATGAACAATCACAAAAAGACAAATTAGAAAAAGCTAGACAAGAAGGAGAAGAAGCAAGACTTGCATACGAAAAAGAAGTTGCTGAAAAAGAGCAGGCAATTAGAGATGCTAAACTTCAAGCACAATTAGGTTTTGTTGATGCTTCAAGAGGAGCAATTAATGCTTTAGGTTCTTTATTTGAACAAGGAACTGATGCAGCAAAAGCGGCAGCGTTGGCAGATATTGCTATCGGTACTGCAACTGGATTTATTCAAGCATTAGATATTGCACAAAAAGGATCTAAAGCAGCAGGACCAGCAGCTCCGTTTGCATTTCCTATTTTCTACGCTTCACAAATTGCAGCGGTATTGGGTGCGGCATCAAGAGCAAATGCAGTTTTAAGTAGTGGAAGCACATCAAGTGGTTCATCTGGTAGTTCTGCTCCACAAACATCGTTTTCTGCTCCATCATTTAATGTAGTTGGAACTTCTGGTGCTAATCAAATAGCTCAATCATTAGGAAATAATCAAGGACCGATTAAGGCTTATGTAGTATCTCAGGATGTAACAACTCAACAAGCACTTGATAGAAATATCGTAAAAAGTGCAAGTTTAGGATAGTGAAAATAAAACAAGGGTAATTTTTAAACGTTTATGCGATATGAGAATTGTAGAATTAGTAATTGAAAAGGACTTAGATGGCATTGATGCCGTTAGCTTAGTAGATGCTCCAGCAATCGAAGAGAATTTTATTGCTCTTAATAAAGAATATGAAATGAAGCTCGCAGAAGTTGATTCTGACAAGCGTATTTTGATGGGACCAGCATTGATCCCTAATAAACAAATTTATCGTAAGCACGGAAAGGATGAGTTCTATGTGTTCTTCTCTGAGGCTACGGTTAAGAAAGCAAGTGAGCTATTCTTACAAAAAGGCAATCAATCAAATGCGACTTTAGAACACAAGACAAAATTTGATGGTGCAACAGTTGTTGAATCTTGGATTATTGACAATCCAGAAATGGACAAGTCAAAAGCATACGGATTCTCATTACCAAAAGGAACTTGGATGATCTCTCAAAAGATAGATGATGACAAAGTTTGGCAAGATGCAAAGGAAGGTAAATATAAAGGATTCTCAATTGAGGGATACTTTGCAGACAAATTAGAGATGTCAATCCAAGATATAGCAGATGAGGAATTAATTAATCAAATCATAAATATCTTAGAAGATGGCAAGTAAAAAATCAAGTCCACAAGCAAGCAACAAGGAGGCTTGTCTTTGTGAAGATGGCACATACTCAAAGGAGTGTTGCAAAGGAGAAGAAATCAATCAAGGCATCGGTGCTTTAGTTGGTCAAGCAACTTCATTAGTAATTAATACAAACGAGCCTCGCACAGTAGGATCAGGAAGCTAAACTAAATAAAAAGATGAATACGGATAAGAAAGTATTTAATAAATTGTTTTCTGCTGAGAAAGTAGAATTAGCTTCCGAAAGATATGAATTTGCTTTTCCTGATATTAAAGGAGAAGTTAATAAAGTAGATCAAATTTATAGCAAAGCAATTGATCAAACTGAGCAATCAATTAAAAGTGCTGGAGAAAAATTAATTGCATCTCAAAAATCTATGTTAGAAATACGATCAACTTTATATCGTAATATGGAAGATTTTAAATCTCAATATAAAGAATTAGTTGGTCAAAGTGCAGATTCTACTCAACAAGTAAAGGATTTTAATAATGCTTTAAAAGAAATAGATAAGCAAGTAGAACAAATACTATCTGTTACTCGTAAAATAGGTCAAGTAATATAAAAATTAATATAAGATGAACACAGATAAAAAAGTATTTGAAAAATTATTTTCAGGAGAAAAAACTGAATTAGAATCTCACAAAATTGAGCTTGCTTTAGCAGATGATTTTATCAGCATATTTACAAAAGCAAATAATGAACAAGCTAAAATTTCTCAAGCCTTAGTTGATAATTTAGCAAAAGCGGCTAATTCTTATAAAGGCAATATAGATGATTGGTCCAAAGCTCAAGTAATCGGTAATCAACTAATTGCAAGATCAAAAGAAATTGGAGTTGATTTACCAGCAGCATTAATCAATAGAATTGCAGCTTCTGGAATTGAAGTAAAGAAAATGCAAGCTATGATTGGAAAAATTACTCAGCTTTATAAAGAGTTTTAACAAGTAAATAATTAAACAAACAATAAAATGAAGTACAAAAACAAATTGAATCAGATCAAAGCCGTGCTTTCAATGCACGTTGATTTGGCTCAGATGAAGCTAGAAGATGGCATTACTGTCATTGAGGCTGAAGCATTTGAGCCTGAGTATTCTGTTGGTATTGTAACTCCAGATGGTATCGTTCCGATGCCAGTTGGCGAATACGAATTAGAAGATGGTACATTGATGATGATTGAAGTTGAAGGAATTATTGCTTCTATTGGTCCAAAGGCTGAAGAAGTAGGTCCTGAAAACGAAGCTGCTCCAGAAGAAGTTGTTGCTCCAGAAATGGAAGCTACTCCAGCTCCTGCTGCTCCTCAAGCAAAACGCATCGTGGAATCAGTAAGCAAAGAGACTTTCTTTGAATCACAAATTGCTGAGTTAAAAGCTGAAATCGAAGCATTGAAATTAGCTGCTCAACAAAAAGAAGAAGAAGTTCAATTAGCTTCACAAGAAGAGGGTGCAGAGCCATTGGCTTTTAACCCAGAATCAGAAATTAAACCTGAAGGTTTTAAGATCGGTAGAAACCGTAACAAGACTGTACAGGATTCAGTTTACAATAAATTATTCAACTAATTATTAAAATAATACAAAAATGGCGACTAGCACATCAATAACGACCACTTATGCGGGTGAATTCAAAGACAAAATCATCGCAGCAGCTTTATTATCTTCTCCAACTATCGACAACGGTGGTATCGAAGTTAAACCAAACATCAAGTACAAAGAAGTTATCAAGAAATTAGCTACTGATGCAATCTTAAAAGATGCAACTTGTGATTTCTCTGCAACTTCAACTGTAACTTTAACTGAGCGTATCTTACAACCAGAAGAGTTTCAAGTTAACTTACAACTTTGCAAGAAAGATTTCCACTCAGATTGGTTATCAGCTCAACAAGGTTACTCAGCATTTGATGTTCTTCCAAAATCTTTCGCTGACTTCTTAGTAGCTCACGTTGCTGCTAAAGTTGCTGCAAAGAACGAAACTAACATCTGGACTGGTGTTACTGCTAACGCAGGCGAGTTCAATGGTATTATGACATTGTTAGCTGCTGATGCTGCATTGCCAACTGCTAACGAAGTTGCTGGTACTACTGTAACATCTTCTAACGTTGTTGCTGAATTAGGCAAAATCGTTGATGCTATCCCTTCAACTCTTTACACTAACGAAAACCTTTACATCTACGTTTCACAAAACATCGCTCGTGCTTACGTTCGTGCATTAGGTGGATTTGGTGCTTCAGGTTTAGGTGCTAACGGTACAAACACACAAGGAACTCAATGGTACAACAATGGATCTTTATCATTTGATGGTGTTAAAATCTTCGTTGCAAACGGTTTAGCTTCTAACACGGCTTGTGCTACATTGAAAGACAACTTATACTTCGGTACTGGTTTATTAACTGACCACACAGAAGTTAAAGTTATCGATATGGCTGACATCGATGGTTCTCAAAACGTTCGTGTTGTAATGCGATTAACTGCTGGTGTTCAGTATGGTATCGTTGAAGACATCGTTACTTACGGAATCACTAACTCAGCTAACTAATAGCTAAAAGAAAAAGCACCTCGTTAATTCGGGGTGCTAATTTTTAACTTTTTAAATACAAACAAAATGGCTTGTGATATTTCATTAGGACGTATCGAACCTTGCAAAACATCTACTGGCGGATTAAAGGCAGTATATTTTGTAAACTGGGGAGATGCGACAGGTTACACATACGATGGAACCGATACTGATGTAATTGATAGCGTAGCAGGAACTCCTTCAGCTTATAAGTATGAAGTAAAAGGAAACTCTAGCTTTGAGCAAACAATTACATCTAGCCGTGAGAACGGTACAACTTACTTCGAGCAAGTTATTAACTTGACTTTGAAAAAATTATCAATTGCAGACCACAAGCAAGTTAAATTATTAGCTTATGGCCGTCCTCAAGTAATTGTGGAAGATACAAATGGTAATTTCTTTTACGCAGGCTTACAACACGGATGTGAAGTAACTGGCGGAACAATCGTAACAGGTGCAGCAATGGGCGATCTTTCAGGTTATACATTGGTATTAACTGGACAAGAGCCAGTACCTGCAAACTTCTTAGGAGCTTCACTTACAAGTGCAGGTTTCACAGTAGTTACAGGATCTTAATTAAGATTGTTTTTTGTGTTTTGAAAGGGGAGCTTGATTGCTCCTCTTTCCATTTATAAACAAACGATATTAATTTACGTTTATCTATTGTGATAGTATTAAAAGAAATAGGAACTGCACAGACAGTAAGATTCATCCCTACTAGAAAAAGTAGCGGAACTTCTTTAATTTTAAGAAACGAATCAACAAACGTTTCTACCACATATTCAATTACGACTACATCAACATCCTATTATTCAACATTCTCTAAAATCTTGAGCCTAGAAGAAGGACACTTTTATGAGATGACAATTAAGGATGGCGAAGATTTAGTTTATCGTGATAAAGTATTTTGCACAAATCAAACGATTGCAACTTATTCGGTTAATAATGGCGAATATGTAGAAAGCACTCAAAACATAATTTTCTATGAGTAACGTTCACGTTTTTAATTTTGAATCGCATAAACCGCCTCAATCAGTTGAATCGAAAAGAGATAACTGGGTTGAGTTTGGCGATGACAACGATTACTTTCAGTATTTAATTGATAGATATAATAACTCGACTACAAACAACTCAGTTATTAATTCAATCAATAAACTGATTTATGGTCGTGGCTTAGATGCAACGGATTCAAATAAGAAGCCGAACGAATACGCTCAGATGAAGATGTTATTCCGTCCTGATGTATTAAAGTGCGTTATTACGGATTATAAATTACTAGGTCAAGGATACTTTCAATTAATCTATAACAAGGCTAAGAATGCAATTGTTAGAATTGAGCATATTCCAGCACAATTATTGAGAGCTGAAAAATGCAACAAGAAAGGCGAGATTGAAGCCTACTATTATTCAGATAATTGGAAAGAGACTAAGAAATTTCCGCCTAAAAGGATTCCTGCATTTGGATTTGGAGATAAAACTCTTGAATTGCTTTGTGTGCGTGATTATAGCGTAGGACAAAAGTATTATTCAAACGTTGATTATATCGGAGCTTTAGCGTATGCTACTTTAGAAGAGGAGATTGCTGATTACTTAATTAACGATGTACAAAATGGATTCTCTCCTACATCTGTAATTAACTTCAACAACGGAGTACCAGATGAAGAGAAACAAAGCCTAATCGCTTCAGATGTTAAGCGTAAACTTTCAGGATCTAATGGTGCGAAGATTGTAGTTGCTTTCAATAGCGATGAGACTAAGAAAACAACTATTGATTCAGTTCCTTTAAATGATGCTCCTGCTCATTACCAATATCTAAGCGAAGAAGCTCGTGGCAAGATATTGCTAGGACACTCAGTTACTTCAGGTTTGTTATTTGGTATTCCATCAAACAACGGATTTAGCTCTAATGCTGATGAGTTAGCAAACGCAACTACTTTGTTCGATAATATGGTTATCAGACCAAAGCAACACAGAGTTTTAGAGGCATTAGATGAAATTCTAGCATTCAACAAAGTAACATTAAACCTTTACTTCAAGACATTACAACCTTTAGAGTTTATCGATCAAAATCCGAAAATATCTAAGGACCAAATGGAAGAAGAGACAGGTGTAAAATTGTCCTCTCATATTGACAAGCTAGATGTCGAAGAATTTGGTGCAGAATTGGATCCTAACGAATGGGAATTGATTGATAGCCGTCCAGTATCTTACGAAGATGAAGAACGATTAGATGCAGAATTAGAGGCTCTAAACAATCCGACTAAATCTATTATGTCTAAGGTTTGGGAGTTTGTAACTACTGGAGTTGCAAGACCAGACTTAAAATCAGAGCAAGATGGGAAGCTATTTGCATCTCGTTACAGATATAGCGGAGACATCACAGATAAATCTCGTGAGTTTTGCAAGAAAATGATTTCTGCTAATAAGCTATATCGCAAAGAAGATATTATTGCAATGGGAAAGAATCCTAAAACTAATGAGGGATGGGGACCAAGAGGCACAGATACTTATGACATATTTCTTTACAAAGGAGGCGGAGCTTGTCATCATTTCTGGACTCGTGAAACTTACAAAAGATTCACAGATCCTAGAAGAAAAGGTGCTGAAAAGATAACTCCAGCAGAAGCAAGAAAGGCAGGCGAGGTATTACCTACTCCATTTGCTAAAGGAGATAAAGAGGCAGCAAAAAATAATAAATTGGTGTACACGAAGCCTATCGATATGCCGAATCAAGGATTTTTACCTAAATAAGAAATGGCACAAGCATTATTTATAACTCGTGAGGATTTAGTTAAGTTTACTGCGTTAAATGGTAACATTGACACGGATCGCTTTATCCAATGGATTAAAGTGGCTCAAGACATCCACATTCAAAATTATTTAGGCACTAAATTGTTTAAAAAAATCAATGATGGTATTGTTGCAGGAAATCTTGCAGATCCTTATTTGACTTTATTAAATGTTTACATTAAACCGATGACAATTCATTGGTCAATGGTTGAGTTTTTACCTTTTTCAGCATATACTTTTGCAGGTAAAGGAGTATTTAAACACTCATCTGAAAACTCGCAAAACGTTGAAAAGGATGAAATAGATTTCTTAATTGAAAAAGAAAGATCAATCGCAGAGCATTACACTCGCAGATTTATAGATTATATGTCGTTTAATCAGTCTCAATTTCCTGAATATAATACGAACAACAATGCAGATATGTTCCCAGACAAACAAGCGGACTTCGGTGGCTGGTATCTCTAGGGGTAAATATGCCACTAAAGACACGAACGTTAAAAAACTAAAGGTTTACCTTAATAAAATAGAAAATGGCTCTTAATTTCACGCATACAAAAGGCGATACATTCAACGAAGTAGCTTTTGAGGTTAAAAAGAATGGCACGGCTATCAACTTAACTGGTGCGACAATCAAAATGCAGTTGCGTAAATTATATACAGATGTTTCGGCTGCTCTTTCATTGACTTCTGTATCTTCAGCAGGTATCACAATTACCAATGCTTCAGCAGGTCAATTTAAAATCAATGAACAAATTATTGACATTGAAGTGTTTAATTACGTTTACGATATTCAATTTACTTTGTCTAGTGGCGAAGTAAAGACTTATGTAAAAGGAGGATTTAACGTTACACCTGAAGTTACTCGCTAGAATGGAAGATATTATAGACATCATAGTTACCGAAACAACAAATACAATTGAAATCACATCTCAACCAACAGATGAGATTATTGATGTCAATATAATAGACAATAGAGAGGACATTACGCTTAATGTGACTCCGAGCTTAGTTGAAATCAATATCAACTCTTTGACAGGTAACTTTGGTGTTGAATGGGGAGATATTACAGGTACTCTAGCCGATCAAACTGACCTTAATACGGCTCTTGGATTAAAAGCAGATTTAGTAGGTGGCAAAGTTCCATCTTCTCAATTACCTTCTTACGTTGATGACATTGTAGAAGTTGCCAATTATGCAGCACTTCCTGCGACAGGAGAGACAGGTAAGATTTATGTCGTTTTAGACACGAATAAAATTTATAGATGGTCTGGTTCAGCTTACATTGAGATTGCTGATTCTACGGCAGTTTGGGGAGCAATTACCGGAACATTAAGCTCTCAAACGGATTTACAAAATGCTTTAAACGCAAAGTTTAATAATCCGACAGGAGACACAACTCAATACATTGCAGGAGATGGCTCATTAATAACATTCCCAGTTGCAGGTCAAGCAGGCACTTTAGTTCGTGAAGTTCGTAATACAACTGGAGCTACTTTAACAAAAGGAACAATCGTTTATATTAGCGGAGCAACTGGAAATAAGCCTACCGTTTCAAAGGCTATTGCTACTGGAGATTCTACTTCGGCTCAAACTTTTGGAATGTGTCAAGCTAACATTTCTAATAACTCAAATGGGTATGTCGTTTGTGTGGGCGATATAACTGGCTTAGACACATCTGCACTTAGTGAAGGTGTACAATTATATCTTTCATCTACAACTGCTGGAACATATACGACTACAAAGCAATTAGCTCCTGCTCACTTGGTATATATTGGTGTTGTAACTCGTTCACATCCAACTCAAGGACAAATTGAAGTTAAGATTCAAAATGGATATGAATTAGATGAAATTCACGATGTAGCAATTTCTTCGGTTGCTAATAATGATGGTATTTTTTATGAATCATCAACTAGCCTTTGGAAAAATAAAAGCATTGCAACTGTTTTAGGTTATACACCTCAAGCTCAATTAAACGGAACTGGTTTCGTAAAAATTTCGGGAACGACAATTAGCTACGATAATAGCACTTATGCGCTAGATTCTGCGGTGGTTCATAATACGGGAACTGAGTCAGTTGGAGGTATTAAAACTTTTACTTCTCAAGCAGTTTTTAATAACTCCTTTATTATTAAAAACACGAATAGCGGTTCAGTATCTTACGGAGGTAATACGACTATATGGACTTCAGACGACTCTTTTAATATCTTAGTAGGAACTGCTTCTAGTACGACTAAGTCTTTTTCATTCATATACGGCTCAAACGTACAATTAACTTTGCCTTCTAGCGACGGTACGCTTGCGCTTGTTTCTAATTTAAGCGCCTATCTTCCTTTAGCTGGTGGTACTTTAACGGGAGCATTAAGTGGAACTTCAGTAAGTTTATCAAGTTCAATTACTGCTTCGGCTTTATACGTTACTGGAATGACGGCTGGAAGTGGTGCGATTTATCATACTGGTAGCCGTTTGACTTTTGCTAATTACAACGCAAGCGGAACGCTTCACTTTGAAGTAAACGGAGGGACTGGAGCGCTTACAATTAATGCGGATACTAGCGCAACTTTTACGGGACAAATTAATTCTATAACTGGAGTATTTGGAACTAAAGGAGGAGGCTCTTATGGTGTTTTAATTTCAGATAATGACCAGTCTAACGTAAGATTAAAATTTACAAATACTGGAAGTGGTGGACGCTCTTATAGTATTGTTGGTGGTCTTCCAGGAGCAAATAATTCATCTTTTGCAATTTATGACGAAACGGCTGGAAGCACAAGGTTTAATATAGATTCATCAGGCGCAGCCACGTTTTCGAGTAGTGTTACGGCAACAAGCTTAAAATTAAATACAACTGCAAGCACTGGCTCTAATTTTATAGTAGCTGGATATGCTGATTTTTGGAATGCAACAAATACTTTATTAAGAGTTCAACACGATGGTACAAGAGCTACTTTACAAGCATATACAAGTGGCTCGAATGGAATTATATCATTAAATCCAGATGGTGGAAACGTAGGCATCGGAACGACTTCGCCAAGTACTAAACTAACAGTATTTGGCGATTGGATGAATGTAACTGATGGAACAGTTAATGTTTATTTTGGCTCAGATGGAAGTGGCGGTCAATTAGGTACAGTATCAAATCATTATCAAAGATTTGTTACTAACAATACCGAACGTATGCGGATTACTAGCGGGGGGAATTTATTAATAGGAACGACAAGTGAATCTGGCGATGCTAAATTAGTAGTATCTGGTAGAACATACACAGAAGGAATTTATGTAGCTACTGGCTCATTTTCTCAAGGAGGAGCAGCAACTGGAACTTTTTATACTTTTTCAAATTCTGCAACTAATAGAGTATTTTTAATAACGGTTAGACAACAAGGTAGCGGCGTAAATAGTGTTATTGGAGTATGCACAACATATTCTACTGGAGCAGCTGCATATAATGTAGGACAAGATAATACTAATCCAGCAGTTCAATTAACATTATCGACTAGTGGATTAGGATTAAGATTAACTACTGGAGCAGGTTATGGAACTACAACTTGGGAATATACAATCACTCAAATTAAATAATAAATAATATGGCATTCGAATTTATCATATCTCAATTAGACTCAATCCCTTCCCTTGACGGAATGGATAAAGTAATTAGCGTAATTCATTGGAGAGCGCAAAAGCAACACGAAGACTTTACGGCTGACACTTACGGAGCTTTATCCGTAGATGCACCACACGAAGCAAGCTTCACTCCTTACGATGAAGTTACTAAGGAAATGGTCGAAGGGTGGTTAGAAGCTGGACTAGATACCGAGGCAATCGAGGCGAATTTAGATGCTCAAATAGAGAACTTTTTAAATCCTCCTATTGTAGCTTATCCATTGCCGTGGCAATCATAAAATTTAGTACATTTACAACACAAAAAACAAAACAAAAAACAAAATGAAAATTGATTTAAACTTTAACTTAATTGATCTTGATGGCAAAGCTATCGAAAACGCAAATGCTGGTAAATTAGTAGCTAATTCATTAGTTCAACAATCTAAAGGCGATGCACTTAAATTCTGGGATTGGGCAGTAGCTTTAAACAAAGGCGAAAC